CCAGTTGCGGCGTTGAGGAACACCCTCATGCGATCTTTCGCCACGTCCGACGCCAGGGTTCGCATAGCGAAGCCCTGATAGACATCGACGTCCGACATGCCGTCACGGCCTTGCTTGCCGAGCGTCGCCCGCGTGACGAAGTTGACGAGATCGTTCGCCAGTTCCGGGTAGCTGGCTCGACACGACGTTGCGTACGCCAGTAGAGCCGGGATGGCGTGGACGTCGTGGTCCATGTCAAGCACGAAGTACATGCAGCGCTCGTGCTTGCCACCGGGTTCGCTTGATCCATCTACACGCGTGACTTCGTACTTCTTGTAGAGGCCGACGTTTCCGTCCTTCACGGTCAGACGTTCGGCCTCCGACAAGAATTCTCCGAGGCTCGCTTCACGACCGTCAATTACAGCGTTGTCGTCGTACGAGCTGCCGTCTTGATGTTGGGTCATTTCTTCGTGGGGGTTTGGAGGGCCTTAACGCCCTGACGCATGCCAAACAACTCTGCCAGCACCAGCAAGAAAGGGCGACGATCACACCGACCCTGGAGACGATGCCACTTGAACTGCTCGCGAAGGTTCATGACCACGTTGTCCCGGCTCCCTTCGTCCATCCCCTTGTATTCAATGAGCCAGTCCACGAACTTCTCCGCCGACATAGCGCGGCACATCGCGTCTACCGGATCGTCTTCGTTCTCGGACATTAGAATAACGTCGGCTGTTTGATGTGGAACTCGTCAACGCCAAGATGTTCCATATCTTGATAGACAGCCGCGTTGACCATGTCTCGGTACTGATATGTCTCACCACATTGGGCCGCTGTCACCCCATATTTCTCGAGAATCTCGTCGACATATCTCTTTCGCGGATCCCCAGGTGCCAAAGTAAGTGCGTGATAGTGCCAGCCTTCCGCTTTTCTCGCTTGCGGTGAGTGTTCGGAAAAGAACACACGCTTTATCCCGATCGGTGTCGGAAGAACACAAGCGCCATACACCCCGGTCATAAGCCAGGAGGTAGAGTCGACCGAGAACCAGGGGTATCGGAACATTAACGAGAATACCGTCAACCCGAAGCCATGGACCTTGAGTTTCGCGCTGCCGTCCGGGCGGGGCATTATGTTCCCCCACAGCCCGTCTAGACGATCCATTAGCCAAGATGTTGTCTCCGGTACCATTCCGCCGATCGCGATGTACTCGTGCCCTTCCGCGATGTATCGTTCGAGCCACTCGTCCGGTTCCCGGACGTGAAATACCGGAATGACGTCGGCTCCGAGTTTGTGAAGTTCTTGTAGAACATGATAGCTAGCGCGAGCAGCCTCGTCGCCGCGTCCGATTACGTCGAGACTTGAGCAGACGCTCCAAAGACCTCTTGTGCTTTTGACAAAGTCAGCGTAAGCATCAGGAGGTATAGTCTCCTTCTTTGTAAAAGCAGTGAATGCTCCGGAGTCAAGGAACAAGTCGAGTCCCATCTCACAGGCTCCGTTAATATGCTGACTGGGTCGACCCCCGGTCTTGAAGCCGTGATAGTAATAACTGAAGAGACGGCGCTTTGCGTTTCTCCAGATATTGATGGTGTCGTTCTTGGAGCCTTCACGTTCACCTGCCAAGTAGATTTTCATTCCTTCGTGTGGTGAAACCGTTACACGAACAGCGTGATTTGACGCGGCGGCAGGATTGGCGGTCGTTCTCCGGTCGGACCGATCACTTCAGCCAGCCACAGAAACGGCGTAAGCACCCATATCCGGACAATGTGGTTCTCCGTGACCTTATGGTCACGTACGCCGTTCTTCCACCAGAACTGCCGCTTGGGAGAAACAGTATGGCCGTCAGGATGTGCGGTAAACACGACGTATCCCACGCCGAAGGTCCCCAGGGTCATAAAGACCTTCCCGACGTAATTAGCCATTGCGTCCGGGAGTTGGAGATAAAGCCGCCCCTCCGATCCCGGCGTGCTGTTGTCTGGCGTTACGACGAGCTTCGCCTCATAGACCTCGATCGTGCGCATTAGACGCGGTCGTCCGCGAGATCTGCCGCAGTCCGGTTCTCGAACTTCGCCCAGTCGACATCCATGAACATGCCAACTCCGCCTACTGGTAGCACGTAAGTCGCGGAGCAGTTCGGGGTCTCCCACACCGTGACAGAGTGAAGCCGGCCGTCTGTGCCCTCCATATCCCGTTCCATGTACGGCTTCAGGATGTACGCCCAGAGCTTCGCCAGGTTCTCCGCCGTCGGCACGTCTTGCGTCACCACCAACTTCCCCCACCGCCAGCCGTCTTTCAGAGCGACGAAGCCATACATGGCACAGTTCTCCCGAATGCTCTGGAACGTCGGTCCTAGTTCGTGAGCAAGGAGAGGGTCCTTGACCCACAACGCCATACCGTGATCGAAGTACAGGTCGATATGATCCATCATCAGGTTCTTGACGAACCCAAAATCCAGGACCATCCCCTCAGACGCGCCCTCGGTGAAGAGGCCACCTTCGAGGGTGACGACAATACGGTAGCGGTGACCGTGCAGATTTCGGCACTTGCTGCCGTGATTGGTCACACGGTGCCCCATGTCGATACCGATCTCGCGAGTGATCCTCATATTTTCGACTCACAAAGGGTGAGAAATTCGGTGCGGGCCTCAGGTTTAGTGAGGCAGGCGCCCCGCATTGCGGATGTAGTTGTAATGGAGCCGTGGACTTTGACGCCTCGGGTAGACATGCAGGCGTGTGAAGCATGGATAACAACCCCAACGCCTTTGGGCTTGAGATGCGCATCCAGTGCGTCCGCGATCTGGTTGGTGAGACGCTCCTGCACCTGTAGGCGCCGGGCGTACAGGTCTGTCAGTCGGGCCAGCTTGGATAGACCTACGATTCTCCCGTCGGGAATGTACCCAACGTGCGCAATACCTGTGATATCCGCCAGGTGATGCTCACACTTGCTGACGATGGGGATACTACGAACGATCACGAACTCGTCACCGCAGTTCTCAGCCCCATCCTTGAACGTCTTGAGGATATCGGCGGGGTCCATACCGTACCCTTGAGCCCATTCCTTCCAGGCTTTCAGGACCCGACGAGGCGTTTCCTGAAGTCCTTCCCGGCTGGGGTCCTCGCCGATATATTCCAGGAGACGAATGACGATATCGTCTGCCGACACGTCGACGCCCCTGTCTGTCACTTCCCAGGGAAAGACGACCCACTGATCAGCCCAAAGGGGGTCACCCTTGTCGACAAGCACGTAGAACGATTTTTCCGGGAACCGATCCCTGTAGCGGTTCCTGGTCTCACCGGAATCTAGGATGTCGTCAACAATGATGTCAGCCCGTTCTGGACTATCAACCAGGACAGCGTTCAGCAGGGGGGTCAGTGCCATTGCAACAGGGACACCACCCCTCGGTATACCGAAAATCTTTAGGGTACGTTGATCGAGCAAGTCGGCCTCCCCGACGCGGATCTTATACCCCAATTGCTTGACCAAAGCCACTATTTGGCCCTGATTGACTATCGCTTTCTCCGCCATCTCCTATTCCTCCCACCATCTGGACAGTCCAGAGTCTTTCAACTCCGAAGCCATAATGTCCAGGCAGCCTTCCACGTTGGCAATATTGTAGTTGGCTGTCGTCGGCAGCGCCATCAAACCCAACTTCCACGCGCGAACGACGAGGGGATCTGGGATACCAGCTTCTTCGAAGCCGTGTGCGCGAAGGACCGTGGCGTGGTCCTTCCCGATTGGCGGGAACTGGCCGTCGTACGCCGTATGGGTGTATGCCAGCGCACTGTAGGCACCAGGAATGTCCTTGGTCATCAGGACAGACTGCGCCTTGCTCATATCCATGAGAGGGGTGTAGATGGCAATCCCCGGCTCTTGTTCCGCCTCCGAGATGCCCAGCGGATAGCCAAGCGCCTCGTTGATGGTCAGCTCTTGGAAATCCACGAAGCTGCGCCGGCAGTCAGGGTAATTCGCGTTGTCCTCCTGACAGACGCCCGTTACTATATGGGCGCCCAGTACCGCGGCTCTGTTCGCAGCCAGCGTTAGGAAAAGCGCGTTGCGCATGGGCACGAACGTCTTTTCGACGCGGTTACCGATTGTCGCGTCCATGCTGGTGAAGTCGGCGTATTGCTCGAGAGGTTCCTCTGTATTCGTCAGAGGCGAAGTACCCTTGAGGATCGGACCAAGAGTCACGACCTCGTGACGTTCTACCGTGTCCGTAGATATGCCGGCCAGATACGCTACTGTTTCGGCTGCCTCAATCTCACGACGGTGGCGCTGGTCGTAGTCAAAGGTGATGGCGTGGACATGGTCAACGCCAAAATTTTGGACTGCCCAGAACAGACAGGTAGACGAATCCTGACCGCCGGACAAGACAACGAGGGCCCTGGGAGGTGTCATTTGTTGGATAATCCTTCGTAGGGGGTTGGGGGTACGCCAACCCAGACGCTGCCGTTGTGCATCGGGCCAGGCCCTAGGACTTCAGCTAACGAACTGGGTGGCGACCCCAATGAGCCGTAACATAATGTGCCACTGTACAATATCACAACGGCAACCTAAACGTTCACCGGGGTGCCGTCAATAATGTAGTCAAGATCCTCGTCCAGGAGTTTAGCCACTTCCGTCGGGTCCTCTACCAGCGCCGCAATGTCGTTCTTGATCTCTACGCGTCGACGAATGCGGATGTCCGTTGTACCGTAGGCGATCATGTCGTGATAGGTACACTGCTCCACGCCGAACGCCTTAATGTCCCACCTGTGATTACGGCCTTCGCACTGTTCCCGGAGCAGCCGACTCCAGGTATGCGAGTAGAAGATCTGATCCATGACCGGGGCGACTTTGCCAACTATAGTAAGCCCCGTACCGCCAACAGCGTCGTTTGCTACCAACGCCTTGCAGTCCGGATCTTCTTCAAACTGGTCGATGTTTGCGTCCCGAACAGGACCTTTCTTGATCCCACCGTAATACAGGGCTGCGCCGATACCGGCCTCCTTCAGAGCAGCAAAGAGTCGTTCGATCTCATACCGTTCTTGAGCCCAAAGGATAACCTTTTCTGGGCAACCCTTGATGACTTCGATGGTGTCGGAAATCCTCGGGCAGTCCAACGCCAAGACCTGACGAGTTTTCCTCTCGTCGTCCGGGGATGGGATAGGAAGATGGCCTGCAACAATCTGCTGCAAACGTTTCAACCGGACGATGGACAACTCTCCGTCAACCCAGTGGCCAGACCGGAGTTGTGTCTGGTAGTTGGTCTTCATCTCCCGGTAGTGTCGCCACTGTTCGTCCGACAAGGTTGTCGGGACAGTGTTGAACAACTGCTTTGGCATTCCTTCGGGCTTCTTGGCCACGAAGGTATACGGGGCAATGCGCTTGTTCAGGTACTTGACATTACGGTACCCAGTGATCTTCTTAAAGCGTGTACCTGGCAGCGTAACTTCATGTACGAACATGGCCTTATATTCGGCCAGCGTCTTACACCCTACAATGTCGGGGTTGAGGAAAGCAAACTGGTTGTACAGGTCCTCCAATCCGTTACCCGTAGGGGTGGCTGTCATAATCCTACGGATAACTGCCAACTCACGGTTCTGGCGTAACCGTCGTGAGGTTACCCCGCCAGCAGTCATGATTCTATGAGACTCGTCAATCGTGAGCTTGACGCGCCCGCACTCCTTCATGAAGTCCAGAAAATACTGCCATCCCGCAGGCGAGGCAATAGCCTCAAAATACATGGCCACAAGCTTGAATCCCGGATACTGGAATACATCGTGCAGCGCCTTCCATTCGGCCTTGGTGGCGTTGGATTTCGACTTGAACTCAACGAGCTTTGCCCCTGGGATCTGGAGCCACCTGGGACCCTGTTGCTCAATCCAGGTCCGACGATTAACTTCGGCCGGGGCGATAACGAGAGCAGCATCAATCTTAGACGAGCAGTATTGCCAAGCAGTATCCTCGAGATCACTCCGAGTCTTGCCCGTTGCAGTCTTCCAGAACATCGCCGCCGCGTCCAGCTCACGAATCTTAGGCTGGAATTCGATTTGATGCGGGAAGTATGGTACATCGGTCCGGGGTTGGAAAGGTGGTCTGGTCACTCAAGACTCCGCAGACGGTCCGACAGCCACAGCAGTAACATCTTGATTCCGGGGTTTGGATCGGGGAAACCGTAGACGGCTTGAGGTGCGGCACGGCGGAGCTTGCGAAGATACGTCTTTCCGCCAATGCACACCACGCGAGGCGCTGGCTCCGTTTCAACCAAGCCCAAAGCTTTTGCCTGTAATGTGAGTGTCTTCACGCTCACCGCACCGGGATGACCCCACGTGATGTCGTATGGCTCCAGCGTTTGCGACAGCGGAACCAGCCCGTATCTCGCGGACATTACGAGAACTACAGAGTCAGACGGCGCCTGCCGTGCCAGGGCTTCTGCGTACGACAGACAGCGACGCGTGAAAAGGCCTGTATATAATTCCCGCGCTTGGCAAGGGTTGGGTTGTTTCATCTTGCCGCAGGGAACCACATACACCACCCGAGTTGGAGTCATTCTTCTGGGAACCCCTGCTCGAGACACTCCTCCTTCATCCTCGCGTCTATCTCCCGGTTCTTGGCGCGAATCTCGGGAGTAGTTTCGTATATGACATTAATCGCGTCGGCGATTAACGTCATCGTCTCGCCCAGGACGGTATCCACGACAATGGTAGCAAAGTGGTCCCTGGGATACTCCAGGTGGCGGAGCCAGGCTTCCACCTCTTTGCGAACATCCGACGACACCATAACGATAGACCCTGCACAGTTGATACAGTGCCAGGAGTCCGGCATGTCCTCCCACTCACCCTTCCTCACTTAGACCTCGCCTTGATGGAACTGCACGGCGCAACCGAGATGCTTCATGAGCCACCCACCGATGCACGTGTCGTGGAAGTCGACCAGCTTGTCCGGGAATTGGTGTGCGATGTCGAGGTCTGGGACGAGCTCGTACCGCTGAAGGTGCCCAGGACCTTTACAGGCGTGGCAGCGACGATCTTTCCACTTCTCCAGTAACTCTGCGTTCGCCATAATACCCCCAATGGGAAGACTAACCTTCGTGAAGAGCCGAAACCTTTGATGGTGCGCCTTACAAGCCCTACCCGGACCCGTTATTACCTCTTATTGGCAAATATTACCGGGTCGGAAAAACCTAATACCAGCCTAACTCCTGTAGTATAACAGGTTTTCGTTATTCGTGTATTAGAAGATTAGGTCTTTTGGTTGAATAGAAAAAAATATTTTTCACCGCTACAATACCCTTTATAGGGGGCTGTAATACGTTCAGCGGTGAGCGAAGTAGCCAACCGCGGCGCCGATCGTACCCCATAGGAGGTTGGATCTCCAATGACTCCCAGAAGGACGAGCAACAGGGATGGTGAGAGCCTTTGCCTTCCACGTATCCCGTTCCTGGGTGAGTATTGCTTTGGCCTGTTCACAGGTCTGCAGTGTTTCTTTGCAGGTCTGGATCGTTGAGTCCGACGACTTAACGTACCGGAGCACGACCGTTGTGTCGTGGATGTTCTTAAACAGTGTGTCGCGCAACGCTGCTGTATTTGCGCTGACCTCACGCAAGCGCATTGTGTCGCGCCTGTAGACCGTATCAATTCGTGCCTTTTGATTCTGAAGCACGACAATGGTCGAGTCCGATACTCGTAGTCGCTCGAGCGCTTTTCCGCGTTCTACAAGAGCGACGTTATGTGAATGCCACGCCAGGAGCAACCCGATCAGCAGCACGCCGATCAGCGTGTCGCGCCAGTAGCGCATCAAGAACGCAAGTGCTATGGCCATTATTTATGTGCCCATGTTTCGAGTCCGGCCCAGATAAACCCGATGGTGAGCCAGACAAACGAACGCCAGTCTGCTCGAACCATCAGCCACTTCGGGGCCGTATTGAGGTGACCAAACATCCAACAGGAAAAAGGAAGTATGACCCATCGACCGAATGGGTCATAGCGAATGAGCCACCACTGGTAACTGAACGTGGCCTGGAGAATACCCTTACCCAGCCAGTAGCATTCCCACGACACGAAGGAAATGATAAAGACAAGCCATCCTATTCTTGCAATGGCGATAGAAGCCGTAATCGCCGTTCCCTCGCCCATATCTACCTGTCCCGATCGCTGAAACGATCCTCTGCGCGAATCTCCGTCACTCGTGGGTAGGCCCCACAATGAACCCGGAGCCACTGGTTCTCCTCGTCAGCCTCCGAAGGAGTGATCATCTTGTGCCACGCCTTCGGTCGGCCATCCCGCCCGTCGTTCCATCGGTACCCGCGGTTCCGGAGCGCGTCTTTTGTCTCGAACGGGGCGCCAGTTGCCCAGATGCGCAGGGACTCCGTAAAACAGGATTCTTCGAGATATTCGAAGGCTGTCTTGCCATCGGAGTCAGATACCGTCGCCAGGACGTGGACGCCGGCGATGCAGTCGATCATTGCACGGTGCGCACCATAGAATACGTTGCCGCAGAAGTGAGCGATCACTTCTAACTTCTCTACTGGTGCGTGAAATGCTGACCGCCACGGTACGTCATGCCAAGAGCACGCCCACCGGAGGTCCCGGAACCTCGAGACGTACCGTTCAATGAGCTTCCTGTCGTAGCCGGCGTTGTGGGCCACCACCATGTCTACGTCTGCGAGCACTGTCTCGATCAACGGCATGTCAAGGCTCTTGCCGACGATGTCCTCGGGAGCAATGCCAGTCAGAGAACGGATCTCGTCCGTGATTGGAACGCCGGGGTCGTTGAGAAACGACACACACTGATCTTCCCGAATGGCAAGAAGTTTGCCACCAGTCTCGTACAAGAATGGAACAAGAGCCAGCTCGTATAAGCCCGCCACTTGGGGCTCCGCCGAACTGGCTTCGCAGTCGAGATATATGCCGCGCTTTACTGGGAGCCCGGTTGCCGCGTTATAGAACCCGTCAGGGGTCTTGAGTCGTCTGAGGATTCGATAGTCTGGGTGACCGTCGAGAACAGCGAGTGCCTCTGCGACTTGTGGTTCCATTGGGCGTCCGGCTAAATTGTTTGACATCCTTCGTGAGGTGCCGACCACCTATTATAGTAGGCGCCCAGGTTTTCAGCCAGGGAGCCTCTTAAAACCGGGGTTTAACCACCCCCTAAAACCCCCACAATACAAGCCGCACGGTCTGGCTTACCCTACAACCGAGTGTACCCCCTAAATTAACCCCTTGTATGCCCTACACCGTTTTGTAACGGTGCAGGGGTAAATGGCGAGGACAATTTTTGGGTAAAAACAAGAATTCCGCTGTCACCCCTGGGTCTGGCCGCGCATCTTGTGCGGGGATGGATCAGTGTCCTTGAGCTGTGGTTGTTTCGTTATCAAAGCAGTCCACGTTCCCAGCCCAACCACTCCATCGGAGGGAAGCTTTCTGCTTGTCTGGTAGTCCCGAACGGCGGCCTCGGTCATGGGACCAAACTCCCCGTCCACATACGTCGGGTGAACGAACGTCTCATTGAGCATGTTTTGGAGTTTCTTGACCCCAGGTCCACGCTCACCAACAGTAAGCAGTGGCCACATGTTCTGCTTCGACTCGTCGAAATCTGGGACGAGAATCATCCGTCGGATCTCATCCGGCGAAGCGATTATCTCCCAGTGCATTGCATCGTAGTTGCTGTTCCGAGTCTCGGGTCGGTTGTCCCAGTCGCCGCCCCACCGAAAGAGGGGCACGCCCTCGATCGTCTTGAGTGCGAGAGCTTCTTGGATCATGTCCCTGGGCATGTCGGTTACGACCTTATCCAGCCGGTAGGGATTGGTATCCCAATTCACATCCAGCGCAATACCCTGGGCGTGGGCACTTGGAGCGGTGCCACCAGTGATGGGCCGACAGTTATAGCACCCAGTCACGTCACGGCGAGGATGATAGCTGTGTGATCGCATCACACGCCCAAGAGCACGAAATGCCGAAACAGCGTCTTGGTGGCACTGGATTTTACCGCTCGAAATGATCCAGTATGTCGACCGGATCACAGAAGAGATACAGCCTGGTCCCCAGTGCGCGGCACGCCAGGCGCTGCTTCCTCGAGTGGTAGTCATGTATCCCCCGGCTTGTACGAGTCACGCTTGAACTTGAACTGGGCCACGTCAATGCCCATCTGAAGCAGGATAAACGCGCCCACTATATAGAGGGCTTCATGGTCGGCTTCGTGGATTCTCGCAGTAACCACCCCGGCCAGCACCACCACGACATACAGGGCGGACAAACACACGCCAACGAAGATTCGAAAATTTGTGCTCGGCAAGTCGGCGATCATCTGCCAGAACTTGGACCGAGCCTTCACGTCCGGGGTGGGTGCGACTGGGGATGCCATTTATTCCTCGTGCGGTATGCCTGTTCGCTGTTCGACGCGGGCCACTCGCTCACGTATGACAGCGTCCTTTTCTGCGAAAAAGGCTCGTGTTGAAGCTTGCTGTTCTATGACAGAATTCTGTACCTCACCGAGCTTCTGGAGGAGTTCCAGTTGATATCTCGTGAGGTGAGAATCAACTGCCTCGACCCGACCCTCAACACGTCCAATCCGACCGGCAACGTCTGTGGCAATACCACGAACTTCAACAAGTTGACGGTCTGTCGCGTCCTGTCGGCCTTCCATCCGGTCTTGGCGCTCTTCGCCTTTTCTCACACGACCTCCTAGGCCGTTGACGCGAGATGTCAGCTTTGTCCAGGTTATCGCTGCGGTGACAACCGGCATCAATAAAGCCAGCCCGAAGAGTATCCAGTTTCGGATCTCATTCGGGCTGGCGCTGGAGGCAGGCGAGGCTTGCATCTCAGAGGGTCGGGAGTTTTTAAGATCCAGTGTTGACCAACGTAAACCTATACCGACTCTCGGTGATCTTCAAGATTACGGTGTAACTGGATACCGGATGATCACAATTCCGCTTCCGCCGTTACCGCCGTTGCCACCACTCGCCTTAGCACCAGCACCACCACCACCACCAGTATTGGCTGTACCGTTGGTTCCTACGACTGGAGTGCTTCCAGTTCCAGTGGCTCCAGCCCCACCACCACCCTGCCCACCTGCTCCGCCTTGGATATTCTGACCGCCGTAGTTTCCAGAGGAGCCACCCCCACCCCCACCGTAGTAGACCAAAGACCCAGTAATGTCGTGCTGGACACCGATACCACCAGCGCCAGCCACACCACTTGTTCCTGCCACACCAGCCGCGCCCGCACCACCACCACCGGAGCCGGTGAACACGCCGGTGCCGGAGCCGGAGTTGAATCCGACACCACCACCATCATTTCCTTGGCCGGCAGTTCCGAGACCCTTGCTTGAGCCCGAGTCGTGGTATGCGCCGCCACCACTACCACCAGCTCCGCCAGCTTTGCCGTTAAAGTCGGCGCCTTTCCCGCCACCAAGGGCAACCAAGCCGTTAAACGACGAGTTGCCACCAGAATGAGATGTAGTAGAAGGAGTGATGCCACCAGCACCGCCAGCCCCGACCACGACAGGGAATGTTCCGGAGCCGAGCGTTTGATTGGTGAGCCGACGCACGCCGCCAGCTCCACCACCACCACCAGTTCTGTCTTGTCCGTGACCGCCACCACCGCCACCACCAACAAGCAGAATATCAAGCTCCGACGTATTGCCAATGGCAACAAAGTCCGCGTTTGCCGTGAAGATGTGGACCCTGTACCCCGCAATATCCATTACGGTCCCACCAGTCGCGGAGAACGACGGACTGGCGATATTAGCAAATTGCAGAGAAGGAATAATCGGGTAACCTACCTCTTGCTTCCGGCGAAACCCAGGTAGAGCCACGTCGTACGACTTCTTCGTCCCATTGACACTGCGGATTAAGAAACGAATTCCGCCACCAGTACGACGAGGATCGTCATCCGCCACGGCGGTTCCTTCCACAGCAGTAATGTCCTTTTCGAACTGAAGGTTCGTGTATTCCAGTGGGGACGCCACTCCTGTATACTGGTGGATAAGACCAAAAAGGTCCTCACCTGTCGTTTTGGAAACGTGGACGACATCTACCTCGTAGGTTTCGCCGGCTTCCGCAGCAACTCCGGCCCCGTCGTGCACCACAGGAACCGTCTGAGTAAGCCGGTTTCGTGAAACCCACGTCAAGTCGTTGGTGTCTGGAAGAAGCGCAGAGGGGTCGATATCGTTGTTCTTTACCGCGTTCAGCTGAGTATCTCCAACCGGCGCCGGCAACACCGCCCGCATTGGGTCTAGTGACGGGGTATTCACCCCAGGATGTTGAATCTTTCCAGCCGGGGGAGCGGGTGGAAGGGAAGACGTTATGCCCTTGATTTGAGGCCAAAACTTGTACCCGTCGCCGGGGTCTGTTTGCGAAGAGGCCGTAGGGGCCACTTCACTCTGGTCCATGCCCGGAAAGTAGGATTGAAAGTTGCTTGGCCAGAAGAAGTAAACCGTGGCACCGACAGGATGGTCCAGTGGAAGGGTGTCGAACTGGCCTCTCAGTACACCCCTGATAATGTACCGGCCGGGGGTCGCCTGGGGGACAATCTCCCGCCAGGCTATCACTTCCCCGCCATCGTTAGAACTGATAAAGGCAAGCAGATCTCCAGCAGCAAGCCCGGCCGCATCCGTCCCAAGTAACTTCGACATATCCGAGTTGAAGTCCTGAACCAGGAATCCAACCTCGTCCTGATAATCCGTATTATACGGATAAATGTTCACCAGCGTGCCCGCAGGCGTGAACGGGCTGTTCTTGGTCAGGATAGTTCCTTGCGGCGGGGCATCCGGAACAGTCGGGTCGTTCACGTACATTCCATCCCAGGACGTCGAAGCGCCGTTGCCACGAACCACAAAATTGAGGCCAATGAACTGGTCCCCTTGGGTAAGGTAGTACGGAGCCGGTACCGACAGCGCGCGTGCATGCGCAGCCGGCAACGTTGCAGGCGGGGTCCAAGACGTCGATGGAGGGGCGACGAACACTACCGGGGCGGTATTGAACACGTCCTCAACCACTTGAAGGTCGATCGTGTTATCGTCAAGTGGACCGAGCTTCATGCTCGCAACACGCATCACCATCCCACTGATGCCGAGCGGCGCCCAGTCAAGGACAAATACAGACCCCACCGTAAGACTGGCCATCTTTCGGTTGGTCGTGAGGGTACCAGAAGCCAGCGGGGTGGAAACGACCCGGAGCGTCCTGAACGCCGCCTGAATCGCCTGCTCGCTCGAAGAGAACATGTTGAAGTCCATCGTCGTGGACGCAACATCCCCCATAGCTTGCATGCTCGCGAGATTCTGAGCCTGCACGGTGTCGGTCTTAAAGGTGTAGCCAGGGAGTTCGCCCCTGGCTATATAGTTGACCTTCACCTCGTTGATTGTTTCCGGCCACGTCGATCTCTTGAACTCCGTGAACTTGGTGCAGTTAGACTGGTCGACGTGGAGAAGCGTGGCAACGTCGTAATCTGCCCGCGCTAGACTCAGCGTAATAAGCCCGGTGAGGGGATTGGAAAACACCACACCGTCGATATGACGGAGAATTTCTCCGATCATATTTTCTGCGGTGTCCTGTGCGGTGAGGGCTATATCGATGCCCATCCCCTCGGCCTTGAGCGTGATAGCCGCGTCTCTGAAGCTATCGGTATCAAACACGCTAGCGGGCTTCCCCAACCCCCAGCGTGTATTCGTCATGATTTCGAAGATAGCGTCTGCCGGGTTGGCCGAGCCGTCGATATTGGCTGTGTCTGCGTCGGGGGATACCGTAACAGGGCATCGCCGGACCACAGCATAGAACGGCCGAATGTACGGGCTGTTCCCGTAGGTGGCGTCGTACATGACAAAATGCACGATGCCCTTGTATCTGCTGACAGACTCTCCGACCAAAGACGATAGGACAGTCGAGGCGTTCTGGGTTAGCTTGCCCCAGAAGAAATCACACTTTCCGACAATACCACCCTCGCCGGAATCGCCCCCAAAGAGATCCGGAGCGTTGAAAGTGTAATGGGTTGGCTCGTCTGTAGCCGGCGGAAGTTGAGGAAACGCGGGGGTCAACGGGATGTGCAAAGTTACCACACCGTCCGAGCCAATGACGTAGTTCGTGTTTCCTATAGCGTACTTCCGCATCGACACGTCGTCGAATTGGAAGTCCATCAACTCATCGATCGGGCCGTGACAAATAACACCGGCGATGTCGGCGCCGTATCTATGCCCTGTAACCGTTGAATGATTAACGGCAAACGGGTTGAGCGCAGTCCTGTTACCTGTAATCGTACGAATCTCTTCTGCGCGGACATTCCCGTACCACGTGACGTTAGGTCCAAGCTTCACGGTCCCGAACGGGACTGGAATCGGCGTGCCCTTCGTCGCAGTGGGAGGCTGAACATCCCCAAGGCTGGCAGCCGGTCCTTTTACTTTCGGCGCAAGGAGCGGCGAAACGTAAAAGGAAAAGACGAGGACTGCAAGAAGTACCCACCAGACCATGATTAGACCAGTTTGTCGTAAGGGTTGTTGTCCGGAATATACGGGAACCCCATGAAATTCTCAAGATTATCAAACTTGGTCAGGCAAACACCACGAGATCTGTCGCACCCCGCCGTAAGTGCGACATCGTCACCGACAATCAGCGACGGGCTGGTTGCTAAGAGATTGAGCAGGGTCCCGACGTGCGTTTGGATAAACACAAACGTTTCCCCGTCCTTCATGAACCCGCCGTTATAGTACCCATCCGGCTTGTCCGCAGCTTCTGGCACCGTGATATCTCGCCCATCAACCGCGGAGATATGACCAGCAAACGTAAACAGTGCCGGGTCGAGCGTGCAGTTAACATCATACAGCATGTGATTGCACTGAGTCTGGTACAACCACCTCGGGACCCGGCGCTGGAGAGACTGTTGAATCGGAACGCACGTCAGGTGTACTTCACCTTCCGAAAACTGCACCAGACCGATCTGACCAACGAACAGCACGGCCTGTTCAACGACAGTAGCCTCCCCACGATGACGGCGCATCAATGTCAGAGTCGTTGGTGCTGGCGTAGCTCCCGAAACGAACTGAAGAAGGATATCAAGCGACGGATCCATGAAGATATCCAGATTCGCGTTGTTCCTTTCTTCGTTCATAGGAAGATCGCCACGACGCATCGTCGCTGGCTGATACGTCTCCGTGTCGAAATCAATTGGTGTATCGGCAGTAGTATACGTCCAGACATGCGTACCGCGTGCAAAGCGGTACAGCTCTATAGGCTGGCCGCCGTACTGGCTGGTCTCGCTTCCTAAATAGGTCATACTGGCACCACCGGCATTTCTTGTGGAAGTTCGATAACCTCGAACGTAGCCTCGGCTACCGTTGGGCTGTGCCAATGAAGAGTGACACTATCAGTATTGAGACGGCACAGGGTAAGAAAAGAAAGCATCCACTGGTCTTTCGGCATATCAATCCCTGTTGCCGCATCCAGTGTTAACTTCTCCGTTCCTACCAGCTCAATAGAGGCGTCGATTCTACGGATCTGGTTAACACCCACGCCAATCTGGATAAACGCCAAGTGCCGGCGCCATGTCGTATTGGTATTGAACTGATGGCGGGTGTACCCGATGTACTCTATATCAACCACCCCGGACGAACCACTAATATCACCGGCAGAACGAATATCGTGGTGCCACGTGGGGATCCAAAACGGTACAAGACGGCCTTTCTGGGCCGACAAAAAATCTCTGTACTCGTTAATGGCCTGGCGTGAGTCCATGTACCAGGAAAACGGTCTGGACTGTCGCTGAGCTGCACCCTTCTCCACCTCTGTAAACGGACCAGTGATAGAGTCAATCCGAACCTTGGAACGGCTGGCGGTATGAGTCGGCTCGTCCCGCCGATTCGGGTCTTCCGTCAGCACGTTTAGACCGAGATAGATCATGGAGCCACCACTTGCAAATCAAACTTGATCTTCGCAACAGTGGTCCCGTTTGTAGGTCTATCAAATGGAACGGCAGAAGCAACCCGCCCCATAATCACAGGGATAACAAGCGCCTTACCTTTGAAGAAGTTCCTGTCCAACCGTGTCTCTAGCGTGAGGTGATCAGCGGCTATTTCTTGTACGGCCGAGGCAAACCAGTTGAACGCGTCAGCGAAAATCAAAACCGTGTCGTTTACAGCAAGAGTTAGATTTGCCGTATCAACCGTGACGGTGTTAGATCCCTGAGCCCCGTCTGCGGTAAGTACGCTGGCGTCCATCCACAAAGGTACCCCATAACTTCTCGCCTGCCAAGACCAGAGCAAAGAGGCAAACAGTCCGCTCTCTCGTGAATCAAGAGCAGAAGCAGTAAAAGACACCGAGCGGTTAGGGACAGCCCGAAGCATCATTCTTTGCTCGGTGTCATCGTATGCAACCATCACGTCAGTTGCAAAAGACACCTCGTCGTCGATACCAGCGTCCCAGTCCGGGGTGATTGTGAACGGAAGGAGTCTCAGCCCGGAGATTTGGAACACCGGCTCAGGAATTCCGGCGAAGTTGAAGACCACCGTGTTATCCGCAGCTGTCGTGCCGGCAGCCTCAACCTTTACGAGAAATATCTTAGCGGAGAACCGTGGAAAGAGGACGGGAAGTTCACTGGGTGGCGTTACAGAAACACCCGCAGGCCCGGTGATGTCAATCGAGGTGACCGTCTGATCTACATCACGAAACGCGTTCCAGACCTCGACAGGTACTTCCGCGTCGGAGAGAAGGAAGGCAACCTGACGGGAGCCTGGGGTATAATGAATCCGCTCAAAAATAAAGTCGCCGTGCGACTGCACCCGTACGGCTGGTCCGTCTGCTACCAACGCCCCAGAGATGTCTACTGGGTTTTCCTCGACATTTGCGCCTGTGGTGTCAAACTGGGACAGGCGTAATGACCGATGCGTTATATCGAACACAGCCCCAGACAAGTCCGAGGAAACACCCGAACGCGCCAGATAGATTGCTGGGACCAGGCTGTTGCCGGGGTGCGTTGCCATTACGGAGTTTTCAAGACAGAGAAGCCGTCAAATATGACCACAGTCGAACCGTCGGCGGACAACGCTTCACTCCCGAAGCTCCACGCCGTCGTATCGCACTGAAATATCCCAGGCAAATCTCCAAGGTGAGAGAAAAGTCCGGTATTTCTTTCTACCCAGATTTTCGTCGGCAGGTTAATTGCGGCGTTCGCGATGGAACTGGTTTTCCTGCCAAGTTGGTCGTAATTGGCCTTAATCAAAACAGAGCCGGATCGTCCGAAATTGTCACCAGGCAATGTGTACATCAGCGTGGACGAAGTCAGTCGCCGACCAGTGCCAGGATCGGTAGCATTATTCGTGATAGAGGGCCATGTGCCGACGGTGGTATCCACATCGGCTCGAACCAAGAAGGTTGGGATGCCGTCGCACACGCACGCCGGAGGCCCGAAGCGAACCGGGAGGCCAACACTGAAGGCACTGTCGCTACAGTGAGAGGCCCCGTAATAGACGCCACCAGTCCATGTCCCGGACTTGATAATGTCTCCAAAGAACAGATAGGACGTCTTTCTGACAAGTGGTGCCGGCCAATCGCCACGGCAGACCATGACAACATTGTCGCCCGTCGCATCTGCGAAGAACCAATACTGCTGCGGCACGGTAAAGGGCGCCGCGCCAATCCCGTCGGTCGGCGGAACCATCGGTTCCAGTGCGCGCCACGTTCCGGTGACTTGTCCCGTCACACTGGACAAGGGCATGATCACCACACGAGGGACGTTACCAGTGCCAGGGTTTGGTGCGCTGACTGGGATGCTGTTGACGTCTCCTTGGAAGGTCGACGTCGTCGACGGACCAATATTGTCGTAGCCGGAGAGCGGATGTGCCGCGTCGTTGCCAAGCCCTACTGGGTTAAATCCACTGCCGGCAATCATTGCGATACCAGGGCCCACATTGGCCCCGGCTGGGAATGTCCCATACCTGGCGCTCGGCGTCAGGTAAAAGTCCTGCATGGCAATGAACTTCGAGCCCTTGGACACAAACAGGCGCTTGCCGTACCGCCAATGAGACGTCAATGGCGGACTGGTGCTATTTGTAAACATCGGCTCGTGCCAACTAGCATCAATCGACCACCCGGCAGCCGCCAGGAATGTCTGGAAGGCTTCGAGCAGGTCGTTGAGATTGACAACCGTCCCAGTCTGATAACTCATGCGAATTTTCGAATCACATAGGACGGAAACACAACGTACTCGTCCGTTGAAATCGTGTACGTGGAGCCAGCAGCAAAGTTGTCTGTTGTAGCCTGATAGACCCACGGCATAGTCCCCAGGAGACTCCACCCGCCACCAGACAGCAGCGACCCTAGATCTCGCTCCGCAAACCACATTGTCGGGAGGAGGATTAGACCGCCTGTTAGGGTCGAGAGTGCTTTCGTGCGCAGTGTCCCCCACCGAACCATAGTTGGCCCCGGATCATCCTGCGATGGGTCTACCGAGTTGCCTGTGAGGGCCATCGTGGTCGAAGCCATTCGCTTGCCTGTTCCGGCATCATTCGACAACGTCAACCATTTTCCGACCCACGAATCTACGTCCGCGCGAACGAACACGTTCGGAGAAAAGCCCCACACGCCACCAGGAGGTGGAGGAGCAAACAACTGAGATGCATGCGAACCTGAGCGCCCGTTGGAGGCCCCAAAGTAGAATCCACCTGTCCAATTATCCGCCTTTACCACATCGCCAGCAAACAGATGGTTGTAGATTCCTGGTGCTCGGAGCGCGACACAAATGAAGTTGTCACCGGAAGGGTCCGCGAACATCCAGTACGTGATCGCCGTCGCAGGCAAGTCCATGATCACCGGAGACGTGTCTGTGACTGCAGAATTCAAATTGTGTGGGGCTCCTGCGACCTGCCACCAATTTTCAACTGGGGTCGGCAAGACGAATGGGCTACTGCCCCCGAGGATGGCAATGCCATTCCCCGCTGGATTCGAGCCGTTGTAATTGTTGAAGCCCTCGCTGGTCAGTGTTGAACGAAGCGCAATGTGCTTCGAGCCCTTGGTCAGATAACAAATCCGGCCAGATAGCTGAAGCGCATTGCTATCAATCGTCCATCCTGCCCCGGTAAGGAATGCGATGAGGATATTTATCAGGTCATTTGGATCTGCCGCGACACCTGTTTGATAACTCATACCAGCCTCACGCAGCAGTACCGATCCCTCGTCGTGCGAAACACATCTTGGACGACCAACCAGGAGTCGCCGCCGACCGTGAGAATATCCTCCGAAGCAATACCCTGCCCGGATGTCGCAGCAATCCCGTCGAACTCACCGTAAATCTCCGGCTCACTGCCCGACAGAATAATCGGGATCACAACAGACTGAGCGGCAGCCCCCAGGTTCTGCTGAATATTCGACATCCCAGACTGATATGGCCAGATCCCGCTGTCGGCTGCGTCGATGTAGTTGCCTTGATTTAAGGACGTACTGGCATACAGATTTTTCCATACGCCATTGTTCGTACGAAGCCGCGCCTGGGAGAAATTCCCGTTCAGATTCCCCATCGGGAAATTGTGGTTCTGATTCCCTGGGTTGGACCATCGCCACAGCGGGTCAGTCAACGACGGTTCCGCACCGTGCGACTGCGCCCCGCCGACGAACAGTGGGTAGGGGAACTGCGAGGGTGATGCGTACTGATTGATGAACCCGAGGTACATCATGCAGTACACGGTTGACACTTTCGCTATCATGATGCACCGTCGGCCATTGGCGATGAACCAATAGGAGATCGGGCTGTTCCAGAGCGGAACGAACACATCCTTCATAACTCCTGGCTCGGCACCAAAGGTCAGTGCCGCGTCAAAGCCGGAGAATCCGGCGATGCGCCAGTTGTAGTAGTCGGCCGTCACATTCTCGAACGTCGTGATGCCGCTGAAGATCTGGTCCGTCCCACCATTGCCGGGCGCCCGGAGAATGAGTTCGTCCGCCGCGCCAGCCGCGCCTGTGGTGTAGCGCAAGGCCGTCCAGGCTTGTGTGCCAAGTGCTGCGCCGGTCAGGAATGTCTTGAGCTTCAGCAGCAGGTCTTTGTAGTTTGTCGCCGTCCCAATTTCCACAGCCATTAGCCTATCCCCAGTGCGCGCCGGATTTTGACAGCGTTCTTTTCGATGAATCTTACTTGTGCGGCCTGACCAGAGGGACTCTCGAGGTGCTTGATAACTAGACCGTCTTCTAGGCCCACAGTAAGGCGGTTGTCGATGGAAGCGTCGTTGGATGTACTGGCAACCAAGCCTCCCTCCGCAAAACCGTGCGTCCGTCTTCGAACCCTTGCGGGTGACCGTCCCAAGGAGTTGATCCCTTCCAGCAGATTCACGCCAACAGTCTTGACAGCCTTGGCGTTGATAACGTACTCACCGTGAGACAACCAGGCGGGAATACTGTCCGACGTAGAGGTCCCCGGTCCAGTAATATATCCACCGGAGGCCGCGGAAACGCCAGAGCGAACATCTCCGGAGAGTAGTTGTGCGGGTTGGCTCCCGCCACCCCCTCCTACCAAGCCACCGCCTGCGAAGCCGAAGAACTTCAGAGCATTCTGAATGATCAGTGTTGCCAACATCTGGGCCGCGATCTGGCGCAGAGAGTCAACGATCTGACGGCCTACCGACTTGACGCGCTCGCCCCAGTCCTGGAAACCCTGCGCGGTTTCATCCAGCAAGTTCGCGATACCCGTCTGGAACGTTTCTAGGGCACCTTCCTTGAGCTCAAGAAGATCATCCCGAGCGCGCTTGATGGTCAACTCCCACTGACCCAACTGAAGACGGAGATCTTTTACTGCCTGGAGACTTGCTGGGTCTTGTGTGACAGCGGCCACTTTCTCCATGATAGGCAGGATAGCGGCCAGTTTGTCGTGAGCCACCTGATACGAATCGGCGAGTTTGTTCTGGGCCTGTCTTTGCGTGATAGTATGCGCTTCCAACTGGGTGTTGATATCTTCCTGCTCGTTCTTCAGGTTGTCCTGAATCACCTTGACTTGGCGCTCGAAGTCCTGCATCTGCGCTTTGGCATTATCGATATCAAACAGGTTTGCTACGATCTTCGCGCCGTCAGACTTCGAGTTCTTGATAAGACGCTTCTGCATCTTCTGGAACTCACCCTCAACCTCGAGCGCGCGAGCTTCGGCATTCTTACCCTGATCTTTCAGGAGCTGGATCTGGGCCTTACGAATTTCGTCGTCCAACTTCTCCAACGCCTGGCGGAGCTTCTCGGCGTTGTCTTGAGCCACCTGAATTCGTTCTTCCGAAAGCTGGTGAATGTCGGACTTGATCTTATCCCTGGCGTCGTCTGTCTTGGCGGCGTTAAGGAGGATATTCTGAGCACGAATCTGCTCGTCAATAGAATGCTGCTGCGCCTTGGTGAGCTGGCTGTAATACTCGTCGTAGCTGATCAGATTTTGATCCAGCGCGATTTTCAGGTCACGCTGCTGACGAGAAAGTTCGGCCTTTGCGGCAGCGGTGATTCCTGCGGCCAGTTTGCTCGGGTCACGCTTGACGTCGTTGGGATCGTTGGTCGTAACAGTCGCGAGGGTCTTGGAAGTCTCCTTGACCTTCTTCGTTGTCTTGTCCGCAGCCTTCCCCATTTCGTCAAACTGCTTAATCACATCCTGTACAGCAGACTTGCCGTTGGCGAAATCGCGGAAGATATCTTTCGCAGCCTCCCCGGACTCGTTCAAGAACCCTGCGACCTTATTCGCAGTCTCTTTCAACGAGTTCGCCATGTCCTTGTCGAAGAACTGCACGACGGAGGCGATAGTGTCCAAGAGGAGGATAAACGGGTTCAGGATCAGCTTGAGGATGGTCTCGCCGACTATTCCTAACACCCCAACAATGAGTTTAAACCCATCCCTTAACCCTGCAACAAATAACGCAGCCATACGTAAAGCCACGTTGAAGAACCCCAGTTCCGTCGCACCCCCCACAAGGAAGGTTACCACCTGGGCTATGTCTTTGAGGAGGCCTTTCACCTGACCAACGACAAGTTTGAAGGACGCAAAGATGTCGTCAACGATGAACTTGTTTTCCTTGAGCCACCGGCTGAATTCCTCCGCCCCCTTGATACCAGCGCCAATGGCATCCGCAAGGAGTGAACCAAGCTCCCCGAAGACATCCTGCGCAACTTCAATGATGCCCGAAAACTTCTCAGAGATCCGGGCATTCTTCATGTCAAAGATATCTTCCAGTGACTTGATACCAATTTGTTTGAGCTGCTCGAACAGCGGCTTGGTGGCCTCACCTGTCAACTGCTGGAGCGCCTCCTTGATATTCGACATGGAGCCGGAGAACGTCTTCGCTGTCGCTTCACCGGCGACGCTGAACGCTTCCAGACGCTTCGAAACAAAATCAAACAGCTGACCAGACTCTTTTGCCTGTCTGATCTGCTCGTTCGTAATATGGAGGGCCGAGGCGATACGCGTGTTACGAGGATTGATTGTCCCTTGGAGCAGGGACCGGATTTCCTCGTTTAGTTGGTCCATCGGCAGCTGCAACGCGGCAGCAGCCTGGGCCATCTGGACGGTAAATTCACGCGCCTGGTCAAGCGTAAGCCCATACCGAAGGCCTATGCCTACCGCCTGCTGAAAGGCCTTGACCAGATCTTCCGTAGTTGCCAGCGTCTGTAGACCGGCGATACGGAGTTTTGTGACCTGTTCTGCCGCCAGCTCTTGAGCAGCGCCGAGGGCCTTTGTGCCAGTGAGAAGGTTCCCGTCGGCGTCGTGGAGCTTGGCCTGTGCGGTAATGAGAGCGCCGATACCAACATTCGCGTTCTCGATTACCGAGTTGAACTGGAGTCCTTCTGAAGTGAACGCCTTGAAGGCTTGGAATCCAGCAAACGCAGCCCTAGCAGCAATAACAGCAAGGCCCAGACGGCCGAACGCGGCAGTCAGGCCCTGAACTATTCCTGTGCTGTCTTGCTGAAGCTTGGCGTTGGCCTTCTCTTCCGCTGCAAGCCTACGCTCTTCTGCAAGACGTGCCCGGTTCGCGGCACGTTCCTCTTCTAAGGCCTTCTTTCTGTCAGCGGATATCTGTCGCGCCGAAGCACGAAGCTCGTCCCGGAGCTGAAGCTGTGATGCACGCTCGTCTGCAGCAGCTTTTCTCTCCTCGGCCTTTTTCGCCGCATCATCGGCACGCTGCTGTTCCAGGGCCTTTTTCCGATCAGCAGAAATCTGGCGGGCAGAAGCACGGAGCTCGTCAGCCTGCTGCTTAGACACAGCCCTGTCTTCATTGGCGGCCTGTCTATTTGATTCCGTTTGCGCTCTGTTCGCAGCGCGCACATCATCCGCGGCCTTCTTTCGGTCCGCGGAAATCTGCCGTGCGGAGGCACGTAGCTCGTCCGCACGCTGTTGGTTATCTTTACGCTCCTGTTCCGCGGCTTTTTGACGGTCAGCAGCGATCTGGCGGTTGGACGCCTGTAACTCATCCGCCCGCTGTTTGTTGGCCGCACGCTCATCGTTCGCCGCCTTTTGACGATCCGCCGCAATCTGACGGGCGGAGGCTCGCAGTTCATCCGCCGCCTGTTTGGCCTTCTTGTTGGCCTCGTCCGCGCCGGAACTCGAACTAGAGGTAGACTGCTTGGCAAGGAGCTCCAACTCCTTACGAAGGTCGGCTACATTCTTGGCGAGAGCTTTCGCTAACTCAACACCTTCCGCATGGACGGAAAGGTTAAGATCAAGATCGTCGCTAGGAGAGTCAGCCATCTCTTAGGATACTCGGCGTACGTGGCGGCTTTTCCAACGCGCCTAGTCCGAACAAGATCTGACCTAAGTTGAACTGTTCGCGCGCGTCATCCTTCAGAAGCTCAATGTACTTGAGCAGTCCCTCCCGTACAGGCCACTTGAGCACCGCCTGTACTCGGTCAAAGTCAAATCCAGCGATTTCACGAATGACAACGTTCCACTCGCCATAATCTACTGCCCCACGCCACCGCTTGCTCCGGGGTGGGACCCAGGTGCGTGCAGCAGGTTGTCTTCCTCGGCGCGGTCCTCGGGGCTTGAATATTTCAGGGAAGTCTTTGAAGAGACGGCGCCGCTGATGAAAAAACCCATCAAAATCCCGACAATAGCTCCGTGGAGCTTTTTCTTGTCCGACGCCTTCCGAAGTTGTGAGAAGAACTGCGCGTTCTTCTTGGCCTCGGGGATGCTCCAAGGCACACCAACCTCCTCCATCGTACCACCGAGAAGATCGAACAACTTGCCAGAAGCAAAGGCTGTTGCAATGATCTCCATGGCCACATCAGAGATCTCGTCCTTGGCGGGGTTGAAACCCTCCGCCATCTTGATAAGACCCGCATCTTTGAGCATACTTCCGATGTAGAGATCCTGCTCGAAGGATGTCTCCGAGACGCCACGGAATGTACGCCCGTCGATAACAAGAACCATCCCCTCGGGGATGGGCAGTTCGTCGGGTTGCTGCGGCTGATTTTCCATGTTGCGGTTATCCTATGTGGCAAACTGGGTCGCCAATACAGCGCGACCCAGTTCAGTTAGAGCGTCGCGCCGGGGTTACGCTGCCGGCGGATAGATGATGCGGTACAGCGGTTGCGCCGGGTGGTTGACAGCGTCGTCGAGGATCGACATCGTGAGGCTCATCGTGGCGAAGTCATCCCCGATCAGACCAACAGCGCCGTTCGGGCTGACGTTTGCGCGCCACACATCGACGAGCATGTCAGGACCAGTCGACGGATCGCCGATGAACTTGATGGCGCCCTGGATCACACCGGCAGAGCCACCGGAGACAACCGCAGGACCGTTCGGAGCGGTGTAGGCCGTCGGCGTGTAGCTGACGGTCACGACGCCGGTCTGCGTCGTGCCAGGAAGGATACGAATCAGGCCAAGATTGGCGTTGAGAATGGCGTAATCCGTGTTCTCCACTCCTGCCACAGCGCCGAACTTGACCGACACCGCAGTGATCGGTCCGAGCAGCTTCGTCGTGAAGTACATGCCCGGAATCGTCGCCGCTGCGACAGCCTCGTCGACAATAGCCGTTGCGGCCTGTACCAACTTGGAGAGATCGCCCATCGTGACGAGGGCCATGTTCTCCGGGTGGAACTCGGAGCCGGTCAGCGTCAGCACCGCAGTGCGGCGACGGTTGACCTCCTTGTACAACGGGGCCCCAGCCGACATGGACGAAAACTTCTGGACCTTGTCGTCAGTGGTCGTGAGCTCGAACGTCTCGACGTTGCCGAGATGCTTGAAACCAGTCGACAAGCCACTGGCATCGAAACGATCGAAGAGAACCTGACCCTTACCCAGGAGCAGGTTCTCGCTTGAAGGTGCAGCTTGGTAAGTCATGCCTGTATTCTCCCCTGGATTGGGTTACGTAAGGTCCTCTAGGGCAATCACACGAATGTCCAAGAAGCCCCACATCTTGCGCCGACCTACAGCGGCGGTGACCCGCTGTTCTACTACACTCTTGATCTCTAAGATCTTCACGCCGTTCAATGACCGGAAGCTCCTACTAACGCTCTGGCTGTTGAACCGTTGAAACGAAATCACCCCGCCGCGCAGGATGTACCCGCAGGTCCTTTCCGAGAAGATTGGGTCCGCGTCTTCTGCTGTAACAAACGCGCCTGCAATGACGACCTCGCGCGCCGTCTTGTATCCTCGGTACTCGACCTGAACCTGTGAATCGCCCCACATCATGAAACAAGGCACTTTCTCCGGGTCAAGATTTGCTGCAACTCCCGGACTGGTCACATCATCAAGGACTGGAACAACCGGCGGAGCAGGGTAGTCTGGCAAAAGCGGGTCAACATTGGCGCGCGGAATAATCGACACGGCAGCGTTGAGCCCGTTTGCCGGATCTACAGCAAACTTCGAGAGAAGCTGAACCACCTCGTTGATCACTGCACCCGTCCAGTCAAAATAAATTCCTTGACGATAGCTCTAAATCTTCGGACAAACGACGGAGGAATCGGATCGGGGATAACCTGACGGTCCGGCATGTACTCCGTCCCAACTTGGTGGAATATGGCGTAATGAACACCAGTATTCAAGGAGAGTCTAATGCCACCTGGGACGACCTGCAACCGGCTGTCTGCTGACCGAGCACGAAACAGCGTCTTGAACAAATGATCCGTATCCCGAAGGATGCCTTTTGCAGCATTGCCCTTCTTGGTACGCCTGGCCAGCGTGTATTCCGACCAGGGTGCCCAGGGGTGACCAAACGCCCGACCCTGCGAGTTCCAATGGCGGAGCAACATTGTCTCCGCCTCTGGAGCAACCACTTTCTTCATCAGCGGTCGAAGATCAGCTAACCTATTCGGGAGCTCCATCAACCGCTGCTCCTTCTTGGTCAGCTTCCGCGTTGTAGTGACTTCAACACGGATTGTCGGCAGCATTACGTCCCCGACTGCATTGGGCTGAAGCCAACCGTCGCACGCTGTGTCACGCGATCCACCATAGCAGCCGCACCAGGATGGAGATATCGATCCCGGTAACCCTCGGTCTTCGTCAACGCCGGACTGATCGAAGCAGTCTGAAGGATCTGGGACGTGACCACACCCTGATCCATCTGAAAGTTGATTTGGAGAGCAATGGCGAACTCTAGCCGCGCAGCAATATCCGGATCGGCATACGCCGGCTCTTCCAGGCCAAGCAGAAGCTCTGCCAAAACTACCTGCGCCTTCCGTTCGTCATCGGAACCAAGATTCCGATACTTATTGGAAGACGCAGATAGCAGCGGCACTGCATCCGTGTTAGGGTAGAGCGGCTCGAGCGCCACTGGTTACTCCTCTTCGGCAGGCGCTGTCGCTTCGACCTCGACCGGCACCCGGCCCTCGCCAGTGTCCACTCCGCCGGTGTTTGGCGGCGAGGATGTCGGCTTGGAAAAGACTCGCGCCGGGGTTGGTGCGGTCGC